TCTTCACGGCGTTGGCAATGGCCTGCTGCTGCGTGAGCGCACCGTCGCGCGTGCCATCGAAAAGGAAGAGACCTTCCAGGCCCGTGTTGATCGGCGGCACCAGGTAGCCGCGCTGCTCGCTGCCGAACTGGTCGGCACCCGTGACGATATTGACGCCCATGAACTCAGTTCCTCTTGTTGACGCAGAAGCGCCCGATGCGAATGGTGGCGGTGCCGCTCGCGGCATCGAAGCGGATACGGAAGTACGCCCTGCACAAGCCCGGTGCGGCCGAGACGACGGCGGTGCCGGTGCGGAACACACCGCCGGTGAGGTCCGACTGGTCGTAGTAGTCCGAGCCCCAGCCCGCGCCGCTGTTGACCTGATCGTCGCGCTTGAGCGCGCCAGCCTCGTTGGTGCCGGCGAACACGAACAGCGAATGCTCGTTCACTTTCGACATGCCGGTGAGCGAGATCTCGGCCGCCGCTTCGATCCGATCGCCCTCCACCACGTAGGGAAGGCAGTCCGGACCCGCGAGCGTGAGGTAGTCGCCGGCCGCGCCGCAGCCCGAAATCGTCACGACCCAGTCGTAGCCGAGGCCATCGGCGCGCAGCTCCATCGCGCCCGTCACCAGGCCGACGCCCCAGGTGCCGGCCTTGGCGATGATCCAACCTGCCGGGACTGCGCCGGTGAATGTGGTGCCGGCGCTGTTGGTGCCGCCGGTGCTGGTCATCAGCGGATTGGCGGCGAGCTGCTTGTTGCCGCTATCGAAGGCAGCCGTGTCGGTGGCCGAGCGCGGCAGCAGATCGAGAATCGGGAAACCGGCCGCGATCAGCGCGTCCGCCTTCACCTTGCCACCGGCGCGCGCACCCTTCGGCACGGGGTGAATGTTGTCGGTCTTGAGGAAGAGCGGCTTGGCGGCGCCGGTTGCCGAGAGCGGATCGGCGAAGGCCTTGGCGACATCGGCAGCAACCACGCCGCCGCGCGTGAGCGGAAGGGCACGCACCCAACGATTGACCGTGTGCAGCTTGGCGACGTTCGCCGGCGTGAGATCCGCATGGCCGGTGTACCAGGTCGGATCGGTATGGATCAGTACCTTGATGCCGGCATTCTGCAGCGCATCGACGATCGCGCGGCAGTTCTCGATGATCGTGGGGGCCGAGCGGCCCGCATTGATGTCGTTGCAGGCGGGAACGCCGAAGAAGCACCAAGCCGGCTTCCTGGCGATCACATCGGTAGCGATCCGCGCGATCAGCCCGGACGAGGACTCGCCGCCAACCGACGCGTTGAACAGCGGCTCGGTCGATCCGCGCAGGTAGTAGTCCGCCCAGGCATTGGTGCCCAGGTCGGAGCGCTTCACCACGTCGCCGTTCTTGTGGCCGGCGTAGCTGTCCTGGTCGCCCTTGGAGTGCCAGAACCACACGACCGAGTTGGCGGCAGGCGCCCGCCGCGCCATGTCGGCGAAGGGCACGGCTGCCGGCAGACCGGCTTTCCAGCCCAGCGGCGTCGTCAGCGTGCCTTCGGACGGGCTGTCGATCGTGGTCGACGTCAGGCCTGACACGTTGGTGGCGTTCAGCCCGATCGACCAGCCCAGCGGCGTGGTGACGCTGATGCCGGGCTTGTCGGTGGCGACGATCCGGAAGCCGCCGGTCACCACGCGATCGGCGGCGATTTCAAAGGCCGTCGTCTTCAGCGAGCCGTCAGCGCCCAGGCGCTCGATGCTCCACCCCAGCGGAGAGCGCGTGTGGCGCGCCTCCGGGCCATCACCGTATCGTACCGAAAAGTCGCGCGCCTGCAGGCCCTCCGCCGTCAGGCCGAACGCCGACGTCTTGAGGCCGCCATCGAGGAAGAAGCGCGCGATGCCCCAACCCAAGGCGGTCGTAAGGCTGAAACCGTCGGCATCGACACTGAAGCCGGCGACGTTGCTCTGAGCCGTGCCAGGCTGCAGCGCAGAGTCCGCCTTGGCGCCCTGCGCCGCAGTGGCCTTGCCGGCGAGCGCGGCCGTGATGGTGGCGGCAAAGTTCGCATCGTTGCCGAGTGCCGCGGCCAGTTCGTTGAGTGTGTCGAGCTGCGAGGGCGAGGCGTTGACCAGCGCAGCAACCACCGCCTTCACGAACGCGGCGGTTGCGATCTGATCGGTGCTGACGTCGATCGTCGGCGTCGGCGCGCGGGGCGTGCCGGTGAGGACGGGGCTGGCCAGCGAGGCCTTGCCCGCAAGCGCGTCGGTGAGGCCTTCGACATCCTGCGATCTTACGGCCGGGAAGGCGCCACCCGGAATGAGGGTATCGGGGACGACGACCGTCATACCAGCACCTGGAGGGTTACGGCGGCACCGGCGGCAAGGCGGGCGCTGAGCCGGAAGAAGTTGTAGGAGGTCGCGACGGCGTCGGGCGTCGCAGGCAGGTGATTGTGCGTCGACTTCACCGGGACGACGTTGAAGCCGTTGACCTTGAAAGCAGCGGGATCGGGCTGGTTCGCCGGCTGCACGAACCACAGGAAGCCGTCTCCGCCGGCCACCAGGTTGATCGTGCGATCTGCTGGGGTCGCGAACCAGCTCGCGGCCATGCCGTTTACCTCGCCCGCGGTCAGGGTGGCGGCATCGGCTTTGTCGATGAAGCCTGCGTGCCCTTTGTTGAGGAAGGCAAGCGTCACCGACTTGTTGTCCGACGCCGGGCCGCCGGGTGCATCGGCATCGGTCACCGACCACTGAAAGACCGTCGTGACTGTGACGTTCGGCACCGCCAGGGTGCGCGCCGTGACCGGATTCGGCACGGCGGCGCCGTTGACGCTCTGCGCGGTCGGGTCTTTGGTCAGGGTGACGGTGAGATTGGCGGTGACTGTCGCGCCGATCTCCGCCTGCGCCGGCACAACGCTGAGGCTCGTGATCTTCATGCCGGGATACTCGAGCGCCGCGAGCACGTCGTGAACCGACCGGCCGTCGTGATCGATCAGCTTCGAGCACTCGGAGATCAGGCTGAGCTTGGTCATGGCGTGCTCCTCACCATCCGAAAGCCACCCAGGTGTAGGGAGCGTTCGGGTTGCCGTTGTTGACGATGGTGCCGGTGGCGAGCGTCCAGCTGCTCTGCGCGCAGTTGCCCTCGTTGGTGGTGTCGGTCGCGTTGCCCGTGGCGAGGAAGTAGGCCTTGGTCGTGTACGGCTGCGGGAAGTTCACGACGATGCTGCTGTCGCCCAGGCCGGTGCCCTTGCCCATCTGCAGGTAGTAGTCGACGCCGCCGAAGGTGAGCCGCCAGCACGTCGCGTTGGCGTCGTCGCTGGTCACCGCCATGTCGACGAAGTCGGTCAGCGAGGTGGGCGTGATCACCTTGTTGACCATGGCGCGCGCCACCGCCTCGACCGAGCTGGCGCCGGTGACCGATAGCACCCGGCTCGCAGTGAGGTCGCCGCCGCCGGTGACCAGGCCGCCGCCGGTGATCGTCCGGCCGAGCAACGCGGTGAGCGCGTCGCCGATGGCGTTGACGGTGTTGCCGATCGCGGTGACGGTCGCGCTCAGAGCAGCCACGGTGCCGTTCGTCGCTGCGATGGCCGCGTTGATCGGGTTGAGCAGCGCGGCAAGGCGCACGCCGAGCTTCTTGGGCGTGACGATGCGGCTGTCGTCGCCCTCGGCATCGGTCTCGGCCTGGGTGGCGATCTCGGCGACACCGCGCTCGGTTTCGGTTGCGCCGACGACGACTGCGGAGAGCCGCGTCGCCAGCTTCTTGGGCGTGACGAAGGTGCCGTCGTCCTCGCCCGCGTTCACCTCGCCCTGCGTCGCGATCTCGGCGACGCCACGCGTCTCCTCGGTGGCCGGCGGGTAGGCGAAGACCGCGTTGCCATAGGCGATGGCGGCGGCCAGGTCCGCCTCGAAGGCGATATCCAGCGCCAGCAGCCCGAAGGCGAGCTGCGCCTTGGTCATGAACACCGCGGCGCCGACGTAGACCGCGAACAGCGTGCCATCCGACAGGAACAGGCCGAGGCCGCGGGCCGACCACACATCGCCCGAGGTGTCGTATGCTGTGAGGTGGGTGATGTTGGCGGCGGCGGCTTGGCCCGATGCCACGTCGAGCCGCTTGAACTCGCCCGGCAGCGCGGTGAGCGTCGGCGCGTAGTCGAACGTGTCGGCCGTCAGGCCGAGGTGCGAGATGACCACGGTTGCGGTGCCGGCCGCCGCCTGGATGGCCGCCTCGCCCGCATCGGTGATCTTGATGCCCAGCGTCGGCACGTCACTCGTCCTCCAGGTAATCGGAGCGGTCCTCGGTCAGGATCGGCTCGCCGTCGTCGGTCTGCAGGACGATCGACCAATCGCGGCTCGTGTCGTGGGTGGCGACGTAGTCGGCCCGGTGCATCGTCCCGGCCATGCCGCCCGCCGCGAGGTAGAGCGCGCCCTGGGCTTCGAGGACCTGCACGAAGTCGAAGTGCGCGCGCAGCGGCTTGGCGGCGGCGACGTCGCGGATGATCGCCGCTGCCGTCTCGGCGGTAAGGAAGTCCGCCGAGATGTCGTTGACCGAGGCGCGGACCTCGAAGGTGTGCGGCGCGCGCGGCGGGTTGGCCTGCCACCACTCGACCAGCGAAAGCAGCGGGTGGAAGCGCGCGAGCACTTCCTCGACGGCGGCGCGGGTGCCCTTGCGGCGGTGGAACGGGACCGCCGCCATCACCGCGGCGCGCTTCTCGGCGACGCTCCAGGCGCTGTCCCAGTGGCTGATCGCGACGCCCCAGGCGAGGAACGGCAGGACCTCGGGCGGGCAGGTGAGCGGATCCCACAGCGTGCCGACTTGCGACAGGTCGATGCCGCTGCGCATCGCCTCTTCGAGCGCGCGCTCGGCGCCGGTGGCATTGGGGGGTAGCAAGCTCACAGCTCGGTCCCCGCGATGGTGACGGTAGTCGCGGTCGCGCGGCCGACCTGCGCGGGCGAGATCGCCACGTCTTCGGCCGGGCTGATCAGGTTGACGCGCTGGACGTTGCCGACATGCAGCGCCGCGATGATCGCCGAGCGCACCACGTCGCGGCCGAGCCGGCGCACGTCGGCCAGGTGCGCGGCAAGCGCCGCCTGCGCGGTGGCGAGGATCAGTCCCTCGTCGGGCCCGGCGAACACCGTCAGCTCGGCGACGACGGCGAAGTCGACCAGGCTGGCCGCCTGCACCGTGACGAAGTCGGTCAGCGGGCGCACTGGCCCCTGCAGCTTGGCATCGACCGCCGCGATCACCGCGCCCGAAGGCACCCCGTCGCCGCTCGCGCTCAGCACCGTTACCACCACCTCGCCCGGGCTCGGCGAAACCGCGGTGGCGTCGGCCACGTCGCCATGCGCCGAGCGGGCGTGGAACACGTAGGCCAGCTCCGGCCCGGCGACCGAGAACGAATGCGGCGCGAGCTGGATGCGCTGCTTGTACGGCCCGTCCTTCTCCATTACGGCCGGCGCCGTGTCCGTCGCTCGCGTCACCACCAGGCGCGGCACGTCCATCAGCGCACCGAGCTGGTCGAGGTTCGGGCCGGTCGCGAAGGCGAGCAGCAGCGACTTCGCCGCGTCGTTGAACTGCTGGACGAGCACTTGCTCGTCGTAGGCGTCGGCCTCGATCACTTTAACCGCGGGATCGCTTTCGACCAACGCGGTGAACTCGGGATGCAGCGCGATCAGCTGCGCCAGCTTGGCCGCCTTGCGCGCCTCGTAGGTCATGCCGGGCACCACCACCGGCGCGGGCAGCGCGGACAGGTCGACGGCAGGGGATGAGGCGATGGAACCAACCATGCACCCAGCTATCGGCAGGCTCGCGATGCACTTCCACCCGCACGCGTTGTAGCGCCCGAGCCTCACAACCCAGCCCTGTGGCGCGGTTTTTCCGCCTCGCCATGCTAGGGGCATGAGAACGCCCGAGGACACCCCGACCGATGCCGATGCGCTGGCGCGCTATGCCGTCGTCGCGTCGGTCGACCTTGCCGCCGCGCGCTGCACCGTCACGCTGGACGACAGCGGCGACGACGGCGCGGTCGAGTCCCCGCCCCTGCCCTGGCTCGCCCCGCGCATGGGCGAGACCAGGGCGTGGATGCCGCCCAGCGTCGGCGAGCAGGTCCTGCTGATCTGCCCGGGCGGCGAGATCGGCGCCGGCATCGTCCTGGGCGGCGTCACGTCGGACGCCAACCCTGCTCCGATCGACGAGCCCGTCGCGCTGCTGCGCTTCAAGGACGGCGCCGTCATCTCCTACGATCCCGACGCGCACGAGCTGCTGGTGCAGCTGCCTTCGGGCGCCACCACCGTGCTCGCCAGCGACGGCGGCATCGACATCGTCGGCGACGTCACACTGACCGGCAAGCTCACCGCCAGCGACGACGTGGTCGCCGCCGGCATCAGCCTCACCGACCACAAGCACGGCGGCGTGCAGGCCGGCAGCGCCCAGACCGGAGCGCCGGCATGACCTCGCTGACCGGCATGAGCGCCACCGGCGGCATCGCGCTTTCCGGCGACGAGCACCTGGCGCAGTCGATTGCCGACATCGTCACCACGCCCATCGGCAGCCGCGTGATGCTGCGCGACTATGGCTGCCTGCTCTTCGACCTGCTTGACCGCCCGACCACCCGCGCCACCCTGCTGCTGGCGGCCATGGCGGTGACGATGGCGCTCGCCCGCTGGGAACCGCGCATCGCCGTCACCCAGGTCACCTTCGGGGGCGACATCGCCGCCGGCCAGGTGGTCCTCGGCATCGTCGGCAACCGCACCGACGTCGCCGGCAACGCCCTCACCCGCCTCACCATTCCGCTGTCCCGATAGGAGCCGCCACCATGCACGGCATCAAGACCAACCTCCTGCTCACCGGCACCCGCAATATCGCCGCGCTTGCCAGCGGCGTGATCGGGCTCGTCGCCACCGCCACCGCTGCGGCCGGCGCGGAGACCGCGGCGCTCGACGCCGTCTTCCCGCTCGATACCCCGGTGCTGGTCACCGACGTGCGCAAGGCGATCGGCCAGGCCGGCACCGGCGGCACGCTCAAGCGCGCGCTCGAGGCGATCTACGACCAGGTCAGCCCGATCGTCGTCGTCGTGCGCGTCGCCGTCGATGCCGACCAGGACACCAAGGTCATCGGCAGCGCCGGCACCTACACCGGCCTCCACGCCCTGCTTGCCGCCGAGGCGCAGACCGGCCACCGCCCCCGCGTCCTCGGCGCGCCCGGCCTTGATACCCAGGACGTGGTCACCGCCTTCGTTAGTGTCGCGCAAAAGCTGCGCGGCCGGATCTACGCCCGCGCCGAAGGCGACACCATCGCCGAGGTTGGCACCTATCGCGAAAACTTCGGCGCGCGCGAGCTGACGCTGATCTGGCCGAACTGGTCGAACGGCTTTGCGGGCGATGCCGTCGCCCGCGCGCTCGGCCTGCGCGCCAAGATCGACGAGACGCAGGGCTGGCACAAGTCGCTCAGCAACGTCGCCGTCAACGGCGTCACCGGGATCTCGGAGAACCTGTTCTTCGATATCCAGGACGAGAGCACCGACGTCTCCGCGCTCAACGCCAAGGATATCGTCACGCTGATCCGCTCGCCCGCAGGCGGCTTCGTCTACTGGGGCAACCGCACCTGCTCGGACGAGCCCAAGTACGCCTTTGAACCGGCGGTGCGCACCTCGCAAATCTTGCAGGACGAAATTGCGATGGGCTTGGTGTGGAGCAATGACAAGCCGTTGACGGGTGCACTAATCAAGGATTGCCTAGAAAGCATCAACGCGCGCTTCCGCAGTCTCTCAGTGCCGGGGAGAAATGGTGGGCAAGTGATCGGCGCCAGCGCTTGGCTCGATCCTGCCTTTAATTCCGGATCCGAGCTGAACGACGGCCAGCTGGTCATCGACTACGACTTCACCCCGGCCGCGCCGCTCGAGGGCCTGACTCTCAACCAGCGCATCACCGACAAGTACTACGCCGACCTCGCCGCCGCCCTGGCCGCCTGATCGCCAACCCCACAGGAGAACCACCATGGGCTTCCCCTCGAAGCTGAAGGACCTGAACCTCTACGGCGACGGTGAGAGCTGGAAAGGCGAGATCGCCGAGGTCACCATCCCCAAGCTCGCCCTCAAGATGGAGGACTGGCGCGGCGGCGGCATGCTCGGCCCGGTGCCGATCGACATGGGAATCGAGAAGATCGAGTTCGAGTTCAAGGCCGGCGGCCTGCTGCTCGATCCGCTCGCCCAGTTCGGCGCGCCTGCCGCCGACGCCGCTCAGCTGCGCTTTGCCGGGGCCTACCAGAACGACCAGACCGGCGCCGAGAGCTACGCCGAGGTGGTCGCGCGCGGCCGCTACAGCGAGGCCGATTTCGGCAGCCAGAAGATCGGCGACGACACCGAGACCACCTACAAGATGGCCTGCAGCTACTACAAGCTGGTGCACGACAACGTCGTCGTGCTCGAGATCGACCTGATCGCCGGCATCCTCATTGTCTTCGGCGTTGATCGCTATGCCCAGCGCCGCCAGGCGCTCGGCGGATAGCCAGGCCGCACTCCGCTTTCGTCAGGCCGCCTCACACCTCCTGAGGCGGCCCTCCCCCCTTCCGGCGATTTCTTGGCGGGCGCGCCGGAAGGGGGACCCCATCGCCCGCTGCACCTTTGGAGCCCGCCACCATGTCCACGCCCGAATCCGCGCCGCCTGCAGTCGCTCAACCGCAGACCATCACCGTCACGCTCACCACGCCGATCGCGCGCGGCGACGCCAGCATCGCCGAAGTCACGCTGCGCAAGCCCAAGACCGGCGAACTGCGCTCGCTCAAGGTCGAGGACGTCTTCAACACCGACGTCAACACCCTGTTCGTGCTGCTGCCGCGCATCACCCAACCCACGCTGACCCAGGCCGACGTCGCCAATCTGGAAACCGAGGACCTGCTCGAGATCGCGGGTGCCGTGAAGGGTTTTTTTATGAGCGCGCCGATGCGCGAGGCGATCGCCAAAGCGGTCGGGGGCTGATCGAGGACCTCATCGCCAACGTCGCATCGGTCTTCCACTGGCCGCTGTCCGAGCTGCTGGCGATGGAGATCGAGGAACTGGCGATGTGGTCCAACCTGGCAGTCGAGCGCTGGAACCGCATGAACGGGGCGAAGTGAGGCCATGGCCGACAACAAGCTGAACCTGCTCTTCCAGTTCATGGCGGTCGACAAGCTCTCGGGTTCGATCAAGAACATCGTCGGCGCCAGCAAGGCCGGTTCGGCCTCGATCCGCGACATGCAGCGCGAGGTCCGCCTGATGGAAAAGGACCTCGCGCGCGTGAACCGCGAGATGGCCAAGGGCGGCTCGTCGAACGGCGGCCTCATCATGGCCCAGCGCGAACTCGGCGAGGCGATCACGCGCACCAACGCCGAGATCGATCGGCAGCAGACCCGGCTCGACCGGACCGCCAAGCTGCAGTCCCGGCTCGGCGGCATCGCCAGCGGCGCCGGCAAGGCAGGCGCGGCCATGTCGCTCGCCGTGACGACGCCGATGATCGCCTTCACCGCCACTTCGATCCAGGCAAGCCGCGAGGCGGTCGGCGCCGTCGCCCAGGTCAACGCCAGCCTCGCCAGCATGGGCCCGGTCGCCCAGCGCAGCCTCGGCCAGCTGCAGGACCAGGCGGGCAAGCTCATGAATTCGTCGCTGTTCGACGATGACGAGATCATGCGCAAGGTCACGGCCAACCTGCTCACTTTCGGCAAGGTCACCGGCACCACCTTCGACCGTGCCCAGCTCGCCGCCGTCAATATGGCGACCAAGCTCGACGGCGACCTGCAGGGCGCCACGCTGCAGGTCGGCAAGGCGCTCAACGACCCGATCAAGGGCGTCACGGCCCTGTCGCGCGCGGGCGTGTCCTTCACCGCTTCCCAGAAGGAGATGATCAAGTCGATGGTAAAGGCCGGCAATGTGGCCGGCGCCCAGAACATCATCCTGTCGGAGATGGACAAGCAGTTCGGCGGCGCCGGGGCGGCGGCGCGCGCCGCAGATCCCGGCGGCGCCCTGGCGATCAGCTATGGCGAGCTGCAGCAGACCATCGGCGACAAGCTCCTGCCGGTGCTCACGCCCTTCGTCGTCAAGCTGACCGAGCTGGTCGATGGCTTCGGCAACCTGCCTGCGCCGATGCAGAACGCCATCATCGGTGGCGCAGGGCTTCTCGCCATCGCCGGGCCGCTGTTGCTCGGCATCTCCGGCATCGCGGGCGCCGTTTCCGGACTGATTACGATCGCGCCTGCCCTTGGCACTGCCTTCACCGTTGCCACCGGCCCGATCGGCATTGCCATCGCCTTGGTCGCAGGAGCCGCCTACCTGATCTACCGCAACTGGGGTGCGATCAGCGGCTTCTTCCAACGCACCTGGTCCGCGATCTCGGGCTATGTCACCAGCAACTGGACCACGATCCGCAACGTCCTGCTCGGTGGCGTGGTCATCTTCATGCCGTTCGTCGCCGCGGTGGTCTATGCCGCTTCCGTCGTCTACCGCAACTGGGACCGGATCAAGGCTGCCACCACCTCGATGATCGCGCGCGTGTCCGGCATCGTCGGCCCGTTCCTGCGCCCCTTCATCGCCATCCACGGCTACCTGCAAGGGCTCGTCGGCAAGTTCTTCGGGTTCGGCGTCAACATCGTCTCCGGGTTGATTAGAGGCATCGTCTCGATGCACGGCGCCGTGCTCAAGGCCATCATCAATTTGGCTGCCAAGGTCGGGGGCAAGTTCGCCGCACTCCTGGACATCAACTCGCCCTCGCGGGTGTTCATGAGCATGGGTCACTCCATCAATGAGGGCCTCGTAAAGGGCATCGACGGGCAAAGCCGGCAGCCAGTCCGCGCTGTCGGCCGCATGGCCAGTGCCGTTGCCGGAGCCGGCGCCATGGCGCTCGCCCCGCCAGCTGCAACCGCGCGCCAGGCCGCGCCCGCCGCTGCGCCGATCACCATCAACATCACCGTGCAGCAGATGCCCGGCGAGGACAGTGAGGCGCTCGCCCGCCGTGTCGCCGAGCTGGTGCAACAGGCGCAGGGCGGCCGACAGCGCCGCGGCTTCGGGGACGATTTCTAATGCTCTTCGCTCTCGGTATGTTCGTGTTCGACACCACCACCACCCTGCCCGACCGTCTCGGCCGCCAGCGCGACTGGCGGCACGAGCGCACCGATCGCTTCGGCGCCCGCGCCGCCAGCCAGTTCACCGGTCCGGGCGAGGACCGCATCCAGCTGTGCGGCACACTCGTGCCCGAGCTGCTGGGCGACTATGCCGCGCTCGAGACCCTTGCGCGCATGGCCGACGATGGCGAGGCCTATCCGCTGCTCGACGGCAGCCACAACAACCTCGGCATGTACACCATCGTCGCGCTCGACGAGGACAAGGATAACCTGCTCGACAACGGCGCCGCCGCCCGCAACGCTTTCACCATTACTCTCTCGCGCGTCGGCTGATGGCCAGCCTGCCCGTGCCCGCCCGCGCGACGATGTTGCCCGGGCAACCCTATGTCGAGCCCCGCGCCGCCTGGGACGTCTCGCTCGGTGGCCAGAGCCTCACCGCCGCCTATGCGCCGCGCCTGGTCTCGCTGCGGCTGTCCGAACGCCGCGGCGAGGAGGCCGACGAACTGGAGATCGTCGTGCATGATTCAGACGGCCTCTTCGATCCGCCGCCGCAGGGCTCGATCCTGCAGGTCTCGCTGGGTTGGCTGCGCGGCTCCGGCGTCAACCCGGGGCTGGTCGACAAGGGCAGCTTCGTGGTCGACGAGCTGACCTGCAGCGGCCCGCCCGATCGCGTCTCGATTTCCGCCCGTAGCGCCGACTTCAAGGAAGGCTTCCGCACCCGCACCAACAAGGTCTGGAAGGACACCACGCTCGGCGCCATCGTCGGCGCCGTCGCCGGCAAGCACGGCCTCACGCCGCGCTGCCATGCCGATCTTGCGAGCCAGGCGATCACCGCGGCCGAGCAAGGCAACAAGAGCGACATGCAGTTCCTGCGCGACCTCGCCCGGCGCTACGACGCCACTGCGACGGTCAAGGCCGGCGCGCTGATCTTCGCGCCGATCGGCGCCGCCACCACCGCAACCGGCAAGCCTATTCCCACCGCCAGGATCAGCCGCACCGACTGCAGCCGCTACTCCTGGAAGCGCGCCGCCCGCGACAAGGCGCAGGACGGCGCCGAGGCGCAGTGGCACGACCAGGCCGCCGGCAAGCGCAAGACCACCTCAACCAACA